CATTTAATAGATAACAAATGCGTTCAACGTTCGCGCGGTAGTTCCTGTCGCACTCTATTTGCCAACTTGCCTGCTTCACTCCGTGCATTACTGTCGCGTGGTCTTTACCGTAGTGATCGCCTATGCTCTCAAAACTCTGCATATAACAAGGACGGATAATGAAGAACACTATTTGTCTTGCTGTAACGATTTCGCGTTTTCTCGTAGGCGAATAAAGCAATTGCGAAGGAACACCCAATACGGAACAGGTGACGTCTTCAAGTGCGCTCCAGAACATCTCGCGTTCGTTTTCTAGTTCCTGTTGTTGTTTGATTTGTTCGCTTGTTAAACGCTCGTAGCGTGGCGTGAGCATCGTCCAAAGTGTTTCGAAGCGTTCCATATGTCTGAATGGAATCATATCCACTATTTCCTGTCTAATTTGTTCGTTAGTCATTCTCTTCGTTAATTAAGATTGTTGGTGTAAATGTGCTGAATACTTCTTCGCGTGACAGTCCTGTGTGTAAACAAATGTTGTTGAAGTCTTTGATTCTCATTCGTTCGGGGTGCGTAACGTAAAGGCGTGCGGTTGGGTCGCTTATTCGAAGAACGTTTTTGAAGTTGTGCATCGTCTTGAATTGACTTTTGACAAGTCGCCCAAATGGGGTTGAATAGATTTGTTTGTTCATTTTTTCAATAGTGGTTTAATCAACTGCTCTTTCTTCTTGTTGGTCGCGTGGTTCGTTCCGCGTAGTTCTGGATTGTGTTCCTTAACTAAACGTGCGATGCGTGTTATGTTGTCCGCGCTTACATACTTTCCACTTTCGTACATCGCAAAGAAGTTGCTTGTGATGTCTTTACGTTCTGCGAATTGGTCTTGCCATATCTTGACACAAAGTGCTTTGTTGTCGTTGCGGTATTTCTTCGCTTGTTTGAGTAGTTTCTCAACGCGCTTTTCAAGTGATAATAATTTTTTCATTTTGATTTTAAGATTAAGAGAGGGTATGTTTCAACCCTCTCATATTATTATTTAGAATGGCAATTCGTCTTCGTCTTCTTGCGTTGGTTGAACCAATCCTTTCGCTTCCAACATTGACTTAGCCTTGTTCATTTGATCCGCAGAACGCTCCAAACGTTTGCTGAACTCAGCTGACGAACTCACTTTGTTTTGAAGCCATTCTGGAAGCATCTTGAATCTAAGGTCAAAATCTTCTGAATCGTAGTCCAACAAGAATGAAGCGTTCACCTGTGGTGGACAAGTCATTCCTTTCGCAAGTGGTGACGCTCCTTTAAGGTCTGCGTAAGTGCGCCCTGTGTTCGCTGTGCGGTGCATTACGCTCACCATTGCTTCCTTGCCTAACAAAGTACCAATGTCGAATTTGTTTGCTTCTGCGTCGCTCATTGCCTTACCTAACCAAGATTGAACGAAAGCTCTTAGTCCGCTTTTCTCGTGCATTGATAGTGTGAAGTCGCGTCCGATTGAGAACGGTTGTTCACCTTTACCGAAGTCGGCTGTTTCTAATGGTAGTTCGAATACCAGACGAACTTTGTTCACTAACTTTTCTTCACCTTGATAAGTGTCGACGATTGTTCCGATGTGGATGATTTGGTAGCAACGCGCTACGTGTGTTCCTGCGGGTACTGTCTGTCCTCCGCTTCCGTTGTTTGTTTGTTGTGCAATAATGCTCATTGTGTTGTTGTTTATTTGTTGTTGATTTATATAAGATTCAAATTTGTTTGCGAGTTTCGCTTCTTCGTTCTGCCAGAACCATTCGTTCTGCGACATTTGTTCTTCCTCGCTTATTCGCTTGTAATAACCCATTTAGATTCGGTCTTGAAAGATACGATAATCGAACTCGAATGTTATTCCGTCTTTCTTCAATCGGACGTAGTGTAGATCGTATTCGGGTTCATCTTTGCGAAAGAATCGACCAAGAACATCGAAGTCGAAAGTGTTTCCTTTTTCGTCTGTGAACTGGCGTCCTTCGTTCTCGTGAAACCAACCGTTGTCGTGTTCAAAGTTCTGTGCAATTACTTTGATTTCTTCATTGAGACGTTCGATGTCGTCCATTGAAAAGTGATAAGTGATTTTTGGATTGTACATTGATTTTGATTTTTTAGTGGTTACAAATGTATTCAATTAGTTCATCGTTCCAACGCAATTCTGAAATTTTTTGATGTTTCTCGATGTTCGCGCTAATTTCGTTGTGCGTTAGGTTGTAGGCTGACGCTGAGGAATAAACACAAATAAAGTTAGATTTCTTTTGTTGGTTCTGGTAGTTCTTTGAAAGGCGTTGTATCAAGTTTGTTGAATATTCGTTCAAGTTGTTCAATTCGCGCTTGATAATAATCATTCCAATCCAATGTTCCAGTTCTCTTATCACCCCAATAATTTTGGGCGATAACGATTGCATTTTTAATTTCTTGAATGTCTTCTTCGAATAAGAATGGAGTTGCAAAATAATGTTTTTCATTGTTCATTTGATTTTTGGTTTTAGATTTCTTTTGATAAGATTACTTCTTCGCGTGGTGTTGCTTGTTTGATGCGGTCGTAAGCTGTCACCGCTTCGTCGTAGTGATTGTACGACATATGAAACTCTCCGTTTACTTTAATGACGTAGTACATATCTGTCAACGTCGTTTTTTGAATTAGTTCTACTTTCATTTTGTTTTCTTGTTTTGTGTTTAAAAAGTTATCGTTAATGTTGTCAAGGTCGTTAAAAAATTCTTGAACTTTAAAACTTCCAGACCTTGTAAAAAAAATAGGGGTGTCTTTCATTTTGTTGTGTGATTTGGGGTTTGTTCTAATTGTCTTGTTGATTCGTCGATTGATCCTGCGATTAACATTCCTGCGAATAGCATCGCAATAAAGAGTAGTGTTTTTTTCATTTGATTATTGATTTGATTAACTGAATAATTTGTCTTTTAAAAATTTGATTTGCATTTCCATCATTTCGATTTCAACTCTTGTTATCTGGTCAAACTTACTGAATGATTCTTCTTCCAAACAATCTTCATAACGTCTAATTTCAATTTCCAGTTGTTTGATTTTCTCAAAAATCATTTCTTTTGTTGTTCGTGTTAATTGTTCCATAGCTACTTTGTTTTTGTTTATCTTTGGTGTTGTTGTTAATTGTTTGACAAATATATGCTAAACTTTTGAGATAGCAAGAAAAAAATAAACTTTTTTTGAAAATAATTTCTAACTTATTGAAAATGAATGTGAAAACTTTTAAGAAAACATACAAAAAAAGTAGTTCAAGACGTAAAATAGCACCAGAAAGCGAAGCGAACCAACAAGAAATCGTTGTGAAATACCTTCGTTTAGCATATCCAACCGCGTTGTACTGCGCTTCTGCGGGTGGTATGTGGACAAGTTACTTACAAGCGATCAAGATGAAACGTACAGGTTACGTCAAAGGCTTTCCCGACTTATTCATTTACGAACCACGCGGAGAATATCACGGTCTTGCAATTGAGATGAAGAAGGAAAAAGGTGGTGTTGCTTCGCCAGAGCAAAAGGAATGGCAGGAACAATTAAGAAACAGAAACTATTGTTCTTATATTTGTAAGGGTAGCGAAGATGCTATCAAAAGAATAGACGAATACTTTAATGTGTGAAACTTGACCGCTACATAGAAGGACATTACAAGAAGTTCAAAGAACTTGCGAAAGGAATTGCGCGAGGTGAAGACTTCTATGAAGACTTGCTTCACGATTCTTTGTTGTCTATGTTTGGTTCAAAGCACATTGAGAAATTGATTGAAACAGGAGAGTTCGAATTTTATCTCATTCGAGTAATGTATCTATCTGTTAATTCACCTAATAGTCCTTTTTATCGTCAAACGATTGCTTGGAATAGAAACAGACGCGACTTCAAAGAATACGCTCACGAGGTTGACAAGACGTGGTTAGGCGCACGAATGACAAACGAGCAACTAGACATTCTTATCAGTCGCTTAACCGAGTTTGAACGCTTAATCTTTCAAGAGTACATCTTCGAAGGTTTCACATATCGTGAATTTTCAAAACAAACAGGAATACCAACTGTATTTTTGTACAGAACAATTGATAGTATAAAACAAAAAATAAGAGCAAATGTTATTCGCAAAAAGCAATGAGTACAAACGCAGGTTAGAAATTTGTCGCACCTGTAAATTCTTCGAAGCATCAACGCAGAGTTGTGGTCCGTTGATCGTTGGCAACGAAGTAGAAACAGAAGTCCTATTCAGAAAGAAGTCAATCAAGTTATGTGGCTGTGTTATGCCTATCAAAGCCAAGTTAGCCTTCGCACAATGTCCAGCATCTAAATGGAGCGGTGTGTTATCTCTTGACGAACAAATAGAGTTCAAACGTTTCTTGCTCGATATGAAGGCACAGGGCAAGTTGGAAGACAAAGACTTGATGAAGTTCTATTCGTTTAAGGATAAAGCTACAGGAGCGTTCAATGAGCGTTCAACGTGTTCGCCTTGTGTGCGCAAAGACATCAATATGTTTCTCGATTCAATGAAGGATGTTGAAATAGGTGAATAACTTATAAGGCAACTTTTGGAAGTAACAACGTATATTTGTTACAGCCAAGCAACGCGAAACTACCCCCTTTTATTTTTGCTTGGCGGCTGAAATAATTGGGGGTATATTTTTTTAAGTAAATGAAACAAACTGGATAAGAACACAAACCGCCTTCGTAAGTCAAAGCGAAGTAACCAATGACTACACTTGCAATAAACCAATGCTTGGAACGAGCAACTGCCCTTTTAAGGGCGAGAGTAATCTTTTTGTGGGGGGGAGCTTTTTCTTTTGTTCTTTCTTTATAGTGCTTACACGTTTTCTTTGTTCTTTTGTTTTCTTTTGACATTTAGTGACAGTCAATAAATTTAGTGAAATATAAAATAAATAAGATGTTCAAAGTAGATTACATAGATTTCGTTATTAGTCAATATGGACACAATGCTTTTATGTTAAAATCAAAGGACGAAAGAAAGTTGAAAAATAAGATTGTGTACAAAGTGGAATATCAAAACCTTTCCAACGAAGAAACAATTGAATTTTACACCTTCGATAAAAACAAGATTGTAACAGGTGGCACAATTGACACATTAAACGCAAACTACAAATGATAATCATTCCAGCTCAACTCGAAGCAGTAACAACACGAAAGGACAAGACACTCAAACTAACGTTTGGAACGAATGAACTTTCACCTGCTCAAGCGTCCGAACTATTCACAATAGCAAATCAATTCGGCTACCTCGCGTTCAAAGATGAAGATTTTAAACGCGAAGAATTAGACGCAGTTGAATCACTCAAGAGTGAGTTAGAAGATACGTTAAAGAAGCCCTCACAACGTTTAAGGGGTGTTCTATTCAGACTATTCGAACAAGACAACGACGGGTTCAAGACATTCTCGAAATACTACGACTCGAAGATGGAGCAACTTATTAACCACTATAAGAGTAAATTGGGTTAATTATTACCTTCGAAAAGTAAACGAGGGTAGTTTTTATATTTATAAATTATGAGCAAGGAAGAAAAGAAAGAAACCAAACCACAAAACGCAACACTAAAAAAGACTGCTATGCTAAAGGCTCTCGAAAGCACTTTGGGTGTGGTAACTTCTGCGTGTGAGATTGTAGGCATAGACAGAACAACACACTATCGTTGGTTGCAAGAAGACGAAGACTACAAAGCGAAGGTTGAATCATTGTCAGACCTTGCTGTTGACTTCGCAGAAAGTCAGTTATTCGAATTGATTAAGGGAGCGCATCGCGAGGTATCAACACCAGATGGTGAAGTAATCCGTATTCAAGACGCACCCAACACAAGCGCAACGATTTTCTATTTGAAGACACGAGGAAAGAAACGAGGGTACGTTGAGCGAAATGAAATCGCAGGTGTTAACGATGCTCCGATTCAAATAATCATCAACGACAAGTTATAGATTTACAAAAAAGAATAAAAAGTCAATATGAGCGACAACAAATTAAACTTTCTGAAATCACAGATAGGAGCATTTCATCCAGAGTGGACGAAGGAACAGATTGAAATGGAAGCAATACGCATATACAACGAGGCGAACACTATCGACGACGACGACGAAGGATGTCTTTATTGTGGATCGTAAACGAATAAATACGGATAAATGAGTATAAAAGTTTCCATCCCTGCCGACTACGCGAGCATCTCGCTGAAGCAGTACAAAGAGTTCAAGACGTCAAAGAGCGACGTAGACAAGTTGGTTGCTATTTCTAACCTATCGAAAGACGACGTGCAGAAAGTACCAATGCAACACGTTCCAACCTTACTAGCTGCGTTCGACGACACGCTGTTAAATGAAAGCGCGAAATTCTTTGAAACAATAACGGTCAAGGATACTGACTTCGGGTTTATTCCTAACCTTTACGAAATATCACTTGGCGAATACGCAGACATCTCAACGTGGGCTGCCAACGTCGAAGAAAACATTGTGAAGATTATGAGCGTCCTTTACAGACCTATCGTTAAGCGTGTAGGTTCGAAGTATCTCATTGAAGAGTACAACAGCACGAAAAGAGCAATGAGTGAGGAACTTGTTGAGCAGATGACACTCGAACAATTTAACGGTGCGATGCTTTTTTTTTCGACTTTGCTCAACGAACTAAACAACACTTCGCTCGACTATTTGGAGACGGAAGTCAAGAAGTTGACGCAGGAGTTGACGGAGCAATTGAAGACAGAGACAACCTAAACCAAGTGCTTGGTCGCTACGGTTGGTATCACTTATTTATGGAAGCGTGCGGACGTGACATAACAAAATTGGACGCAATTACGGAAAAATCCGCGTGGAGTATATTTACATTTATGACTTACCTAATAGACTACAATTATGTCGAACGTACAAAGCTACAACGCACTTATAGATAGATTCAAAGCCTTCGCGGCTGGACACTTTATATTAAAGAGATTTTCACACGGACAGATTGAGGTGTCCGACCTTGAAAAGTTTGGTGAATATCCCTTTATGCACGTCATTCCTTCAAACGTGACTTACTCGCAGGGAATGAAGACGTTCAGTTTTCAGATTGTCCTTGCTGACTTACCACGCGACAAAGAAGACAAGAGCGAATACCAACGCGAAGTTCTTTCTGACCTTCAACGAATAGCAGAAGATTTAATCGCCGAGATTACAAACCACCGCGTTTTGTTCGGTGACTTAATAACGGTACAAAATGTAAGCCTTGAACCATTCCTTGAAGAGTTTCAACACACGTTGACAGGTTGGACTATTAGTCTTGACCTTCTCGTTCCTTACTATTGGGACGCTTGTTCTATTCCTGCGGAGTGGAACGATATGTTCGAGAGTAGCACAGGTGGCACAGGATCAATCTTGACGTTCACCGATTCGATAACAAGAGACGAGAACGGATTTGTTCGTCTTGTCAATGACGAAGCCGAGCCTGCACCGAACTATTACTACGGAACGAACGACGAAGGTGTGCGCGGTTGGTACTTGTTGACGGATGAAGTAGGTCTTACTTGTGTGACGCTTCCTTCTTGCCAGACGATTATAGACATCGAAGCGGCTATTGATTTGTTGCAGACGGACGTAACCGATTTACAAGGAGACGTTTCTTCTTTGGAGACAAACAAAGTACCATACACAGGCGCAACAGGCAACGTAAATTTAGGCGAATATGAGTTAAAGGCAGGGCAATTGTCTTTAGATACATCTCCAACAGGAACGGCAGCGGTTGGAACAACGAGATGGAACGATACAATAGGTAGTTCAGAGACAACTTTAAAAGGCGGTTCTGTTATCTTAAAGAATGGGGTTGACTTGGTCGCTCGCGTAGTGAACAAAGTAACACCAAACACGACGCTAACAAAGGCTGCTTATCAAGCGGTAAGAATCAGCGGTGCGCAAGGTCAGCGTTTAGCAGTAGCACTTGCACAAGCGAACAACGATACGAATAGTGCAGATACCATTGGTGTAGTTACTGAGACGATAGCAACGAATCAAGAAGGCTTTATAATGACTGTTGGAAATCTTGAGGAGATTAACACAACAGGAAGTCTGCAAGGCGAAACGTGGGCAGATGGAGATGTGCTTTATTTGTCACCAACAACGGCAGGAAAACTGACGAACATCAAGCCAACAGGTGCGACGGGACACATCGTTGTCGTGGGGTATGTTGAGTACGCTCACGCTATTCACGGAAAGATTTATGTGAAGGTTATGAATGGTTGGGAACTTGACGAGTTGCACAACGTGTATATTGACACTCCTGTCAACAACAACGTTCTAACTTACGAAAGTTCTACTTCTTTATGGAAAAACAAGACGGTTGCAACGGCTTTAGGTTACACTCCAGTTCCCGAAACGCGCACGCTCACAATCAACGGCACAACGCAAGATTTAAGCGCGAATAGAACATTCACAATAGCAACAGGCTTAACGGTAGGCACTACACCAATAACAAGCGGAACTGTTGGTCGTGTGTTGTTCGAAGGGACAGGCAATGTATTGCAGGAATCGGGTTCACTCTTTTGGGACAATACAAATGTAAGGTTGGGTATTGGTACGGCTTCGCCAATAACACCTTTACACGTTCAAGGAGCTGCAACAATCAGAGGAAATTTAGACCTTTCAGGTACAGGACCTGATGGTAGTGGGGCTGGTAGATTGATAATTGGAGGACCTGAGACAACACAAGCTTCAATAGAATTTTATGCCGTATCTAATGGAAAAATGAATTTGAATTCATTTAATAATAATGGAGTAAATATTAATGGACCACTTGCAGTAGCAGGCGGTTTTTCATTTACAGGTTCATTAACTTTAGCGGGAGGTCAATCTATTTTAGGAGCAAATGGTTCTTTTTTTAACCCATACGATGGTATTACGGGTAATCTTATAATTCGCTCAACAACATTAAATGATACTTTATCAAAGATTAGATTTCAAGTTGGATCTGCTGCAACTGATAGAGCAGTAATTTTTGGAAATGGAAACTTCGCCATCGGCACAACAACAGACGCAGGGTTTAAGCTCGATGTGAATGGGACGGCGAGGTTTAGCAATGCAATGACAGGATTTACTTTATCGTTGGGCGGAGGTACTATAAGTGCAACAACTCACCTTACTATAAATGGTGCAAATTCTGCTCCATCAGGTACTTCGATGGGCATAAGTAATAACTTTACTTTTTTCCCAAATTCAGGCAATGCAAATGCTACAGCGTTTTCCTATGAAGGAACAATAAATCAAACAGGAACTGCAACAGGAATTACGAGAGGTCTTTACATCAATCCAACGATAACAGCAGCAGCAGACTTTAGAGCAATTGAAGTAGCAAGAGGTATAACAATTTTAGGCGCAGCCACAACGGCTAAGGCATCGTTGAGAATACCAAGCGGAACAGCACCTACCTCACCTGTGAACGGAGATATTTGGTTTGACGGAACTGATATAAAAATGAGAATAGGCGGAGTAACAAAAACATTCACTTTAATATAATTTATACAATGGCTAAAATACAACCAATCAATTTTCCTTTGAATCAAGGAACAGCAACAGAGATGAGCGTACTCATTCTCAACTTCGAAACAAGTGCGACAACTTGCACTACTTACTACGAGTTAAAATCTGAAGCTACTGAGGAAGTGCCTTCGAAGGTTTTATCAAATGGAAACTACACGCTAACCGAGCAAGAGTTCGCAGCGTGGGGTGAAGATAATTCGTGGGTAGAGCAATGCGTTGCAAACGCGATAGGTGTTACAATTTTATCTTTCTAACTATGCAACTAACAGAGGAACACTTAAAGCAACTTGACGCTTTCATTCAAGAAATGCCTGTCAAATTTGGCTTACCATTGATTCAGTTTTTCAACAAGATTAAAGAGGAAAGCGAAAAGGACAATGGCTAACGAACAGAGCGCACCAAACTTCTTCGCTGTGGTCAACGATATGGCTAAACGCTTTGTCGAATTGATGCAGTCCGACTATCGTATGAAGCGAAAGGTCGGCAAGAACTTCACGAACGCGGTAGCAAGTGGTACGCTCGAAAAGTCTTTGAAATACAGACTGCAAATCAAAGGTCAAAACATCAACGTTTCAGTATACGCGAAGGGTAAGGCAGGTAAGTATTTCTTGTTTCGTGAGAATGGTGTGAATGGAACGCAGAAGTCGCAAGGTGCGCCCTACTCATTCAAGCGTGGCTCTGGAAGCAAACCCGCGAAAGGTCAGATGTCACCAATGCAAAAGGCTATCTACGATTGGATGACAATTAAAGGTATTCGCCTTCGTAACAAAAGCGGTAAGTTCAAGAAGACGACGGAACAATTGAAAATGGAAGTGGCGAAACTCATAATGTTCAAAGTTCGTCGTGACGGAATCAAGGGTTGGAAAGCATTCGACTACGCATACGAAAACATTTGGGACGAATACGAAGCAAAGGTAGTAGCAGCATACGCGAAAGACTTTGAAGCAACAATAGAGAATCAACTAAACGACATACAATAAAATGGCAATTACAATAGACGATCAACCATACGAATACACACCCATTGGTCAGCGACTTATGCTCGTTGCATCTTCAACGAACGTGGCGAATACAGGCTTTCGTTTCGTGTTCGACTTCGGTTCGTTCCAAGTGAACGTTCAACCGAACGCAGCGAACAAAGGGGTGTTGGATTTAGCACCTATCTTTCGTGAACAACTGCAACACGACGCGTCACTTTTGACAGCGTCAGCGGATACGGAGAATAGCAGCGTCGCTTTCATCTCTTGCACCATTAAAGAAGGTTGGCTTGTTGACGGAGTGTTCACGGTTAGTGGTTTAGGTATGGCTGACATAGACGATGTGTATGCGTTCCTTGCTGAATATCAAGTGGCTGACGGATACAAGCCAAACCCAAACGTTCGTTATGGAATGGACGGCACAACGAAGTATTTGATGAGTGAAAGAACGATAGACACGCACAAGTGGATTGAAGCACCAACAAGAGGTCTTTCAAACGATTGGGTGTATGTTCCAACAAGACTTTCAGATTGGGGTGTGATGTACGCACCTTCGTCTTCTGCATTGCTTGTGGATAACGACTTCGACATTGCTGTGTTCACGTCTTACGACGACACGGATACAATCATTGACACGCAGTTTTTGACAATGGAAAGTAACTCGGCAATCGTGAATGTCATAGGTAGCTATTACGCGAATATCAACTCGTGGGGTGGGTTAGATTTAACAGGTGCTAAATACTATACAATACAACTTGGAAAAGAAACAGCCTTCCCTATTTACACACCTTCTTCACGTGTTTACTGTTTTTACCTTGTCGCTGACGATTGTCGCTTTGACAATGTGCGTTTGGGTTGGACGAACACTTGCGGTGGTGTGGATTACTTCAACTTCACGAAGAAGAGTGAGTTGTCGTTCAACTACGATCGTAAGCAATATCAAAAAGTAGTTGGTTCTTACAACGCTTCAACCTTTGGATTCAACACATACGACAGAGGAACAACGGACAGATACGTCACAACGACGAAAGGACTGCAAATAAACAGCGATTGGGTTTCTGTTGGAGAGTTCAACTTGTTGCAGACTTTATGTCGTTCTAACGACGTGTTCATAATCAACGACGATGGAACACAAACACCTGTGTTAGTTGACACTCAAAACTTTGTTATCAAGGACGAACGCTACTCTAAACTTT